TTTTATACTGATTCTTTGCGTAGATTTTATGGTTTAAATACTGGCGATATGATTGCTTATACCCTTGACCCTGAGCGTGCTTTACCTGCTATTACACGTCAACAGAAGGCTGCACAGTTTGGTGCTGAGGCTGCACGTCAAGGTATACAGATTGCTGCTCCTATGGCTGAAAGATTTGCTGGTCAACTTGGTGTATCTCAACAAGAAGCCCGTCAAGGTTTTGAACAAATAGCACAAATACAACCTGTTGCTTCAAGACTTTCTGCTATAACACCTGGTGCACAACCTGTTGGTTTAGAGGAAACAACTACAGCAGTGTTTGGTGGAGAATCTTCTGCTGATTATAAACAAAGGATTCAACGTCTTTCTGAAATTGAGCAATCAAGATTTTCTGGCCAAGCAGGCGTAGGTAGAGGTTCTCTATCACGCAGTATGACAGGCCAGTTTTAAAAACCTGCTAAGCGCACCGGCACTTAGAAGCGTAACCGAAGACCGGTAGTACAAGCCATCACAGATTCCCCTGTTTGTGTATGTGGTGTACGACAACTTAATGAAAGGGAGTGGCTGCAATGGCCAACCAATACGAATACGAAGACGAAATAGAAGAACAAGATAACGGTCCCGCAGAACTGCGTAAGGCCTTAAAGAAAGCACAAAAGGAAAGAGAAGCCATAGAGGCTGAACTTAACAAGATGCGTTCTGAAATGCGTTCTCGTTCCGTCAAAGATGTATTGGCCTCAAAAGGTGTACCAGATAAACTAGCGAAACTTATTCCTAGTGATGTGGACACACCTGAACAGATTGATGCTTGGTTAAACGAATACAGTGATGTGTTCGGTATTAAACAACCTGAGTCTGTTCAACCTGCCGTTGATGAGGAAACGATTAGAGATAATCAACGAATCAACAATGTTACATCAACTGCACAAAACCCTTCAGGTGAGCAAACGCAACACCAAAAGGTTTTAGCAGCGAAAACAAAAGATGAACTTGATCAGCTGTTGTTTGGTCAATCTCTCGGTAGATAACCGCAACTACTATCAACCTTGAAAGAAGGTGAACTAAATTGCCTACAGAAAATTATACTAGTACTAGCACCGCGTCCCTAGGAACTTCCTTAGTACAGACTGCTTATGACCGCTATGTAGAATTTGCTCTGCGTGCTATGCCACTTATCCGCGATGTTGCTGATAAGCGTCCTGCACAACAGGCTATGCCAGGTTCATCTGTCGTATTCCAGTTATACACTGATTTATCGGCAGTAACCGGCACTTTAACTGAAACTGTAGACCCAGATTCAGTAGCATTAGGTAATACAAGCAACGTAACTGTAACTCTTAACGAATACGGTAACGCTGCAATCGCAACACGTAAGTTAGAACTGTTCTCATTGTCTGATGTTGACCCAGCAATCGCTGACATCATCGCATTCAATATGGCAGATTCTATTGACAACTTCGCACAAACAGTGCTACGTCAAGGATCAAACGTAATTTACTCAGGTGGTGGCTCAACAACTACTGGTGTTACTGGTGGTTCAACCATTACTTCAGCAAATATTCGCAGAGCAATTGCTAAATTGCGTGCAAACAAGGCTGTTACACGTGTTGGTGAATTGTACTGGGTTGGAATACATCCAGAAGTTTCACACGACTTACGTGCAGAAACAGGCGCAGGCGGATGGCGTGAAGCACACGTTTACAACGAATCAGGTGCTGGCAATCTATGGCCAGGGTCAATCGGTGTATACGAAGGTGCAATGTTCGTAGAATCACCACGTTTGTACAATGCTACAGACGGTGGTTCAAGCGCACGTGTATTCCGTACACTTATCTGTGGTAAACAAGCACTTGCTGAAGCAGTTGCTGAAGAACCACACGTAGTTATCGGACCTGTGACCGATAAGTTAATGCGTTTCCGTCCTATCGGATGGTACGGCGTTCTTGGATTTGCTCGCTACCGCGAAGCATCCTTGTTCCGCATTGAGTCAACCTCAAGCATCAACAACGCCTAGTTTTAGGCAAAATTGTAGCCCCCATCTTTGGGTGGGGGTTACACCTTTTAAGGAGAACAATGGCATATTATTTTTTACCACCTACTGTTGAAGAAGGCCCTGCCGGTGGTGGCGCATTGTTTTATCGTTACAAGTTGACTAGGGCTAATAGTGTTTTACAGAGGACTGACGGGTCCTATTATAGTGTTCGTACCCCAAGCGTTGATGAGACACAATCCGCTTTGTATTACTATCCGGGTGGTCACAAGAATTTGATTTCTGATGCAGAACGTACAAGTTTAATTGCTGCCGGTTACGGCGCTTATATTATAGAGGAATAGATGACACCAGGTAGATACAATATGAAAGTTTATCAAGGCTCAACTTTTAGCCTTGCACCTCAGTGGAAAATTGATGGCACATATGTTGATGTGACCGGTTACACTGCTGCTATGAGTGTTAAGAACTCTCCTAGTTCTGTTTCTTCAATTATTGATTTGACTTCTGCTAATGGTCGTATCACTGTTGGTACCACTGATGGTAAGTTTACTTTGGCTTTGACTGCTGCACAAACTACTGGTTTGGCTGCAGGTAATTATGTTTATGATTTGGAAGTTACTGCACCTAATGGTACTGTGACTCGTTTACTTGAAGGTGGCTTCACTGTTTATGAAGGGGTTACTTCTTAATGTCAACAGTTTTTTCTACAGCAGTTGTTGAGATTCCAACAACAACAACAACTCTTAATGTTGAATATGAAGAGACTGTTGTTGTTGAACTTGGTGTTATTGGTCCACAGGGTGTTGAGGGCGACCAGGGTGTTACTGGCCCTACCGGTCCTACTGGGGCCACAGGAGCCACAGGTAACACAGGTTCTACAGGTCCTACTGGTTCTACAGGTTTAACAGGTGATACTGGTGCAACCGGGGCTACTGGCCCAACGGGTGCTGATAGCACTGTTGCTGGCCCAACAGGACCAACAGGTGCTGTAGGTGCAACAGGTGCAACGGGAGCAACAGGTGTACAAGGTTTACAAGGTGCGACAGGTCCTACAGGTTCGCAAGGCGATACTGGCGCTACAGGCCCAACTGGTCCTACTGGCGCTCAGGGAATCACTGGTGCTACTGGTGCTACGGGTGCCACTGGCGAGCAAGGTATTCAGGGTGTCACCGGTGCTACTGGTGTCACTGGACCGACTGGTGCAACAGGTGAGACTGGACCTACAGGCCCTCAGGGTATTCAAGGTGTAACTGGTGAAACAGGACCTACTGGAATAACCGGTGATACTGGCGCAACTGGTCCTACCGGACCTACTGGCGCTGATTCTACTGTGGCTGGACCAACAGGTCCTACAGGCGCTACTGGTGTTACTGGTGAGTCAATAACTGGCGCAACTGGCGCAACTGGTGTTACGGGTCCTACGGGTCCGACTGGTGTTGATGGTGCTAATGGTGTGACTGGCCCAACGGGTCCGACTGGTGTTTCTGGTGTTGTTTATAGTACTGGTGCACCTTCTGATACTGGTGTGGTGTGGTTGGATACTGATGCTACTGGTCCTCTTGTTCCTGTTGCTGGAACTACTGGTCAGTATCTTGGTAAGGCTTCTAGTGCTGATTATGATGTTAGTTGGCAAACTGTTCCTGGTGCTTTAACTTCTTTGGAAACTGGTTCTTTAACTGGTGCTTCTGTTACCACAGGTACTTTGTCTGGTAGTTATAGATATTTATATGTTGTTATCAAAAATTTACGTCCAGCAACAGACGCAACAAGTTTAAGAATGCGTTTTAATGGTGACTCAAATAGTAGATATAATTCTACTACTAACGTAGGTTCAACTTCTCTTTTTGATGAAACTACAATAGGTTTAACTGGAAACGTTGACAATGGTGCTTCTACTTCTTTAATTCATATGGTTATACCTGAGTACGCAAATACTACAACTTGGAAATTTGTTGACGCTGTAGCAATATATAATGACTCTACAACAGCAACAAGTGTGGGATATAGAAGACAATATGGGTTTTATAATCAAACAAGTGCAATTACAACTTTAACATTTCTTATGTCATCAGGTAATTTTACTTCTGGTGATTACACAGTTTATGGAGTAAAATAATATGAGCAGACCTTTAATAACTATTGCTGGTGTTCAACGTGAAATGAATGAAGAAGAATTTGCTCAATATGAAATTGACCAAGAATATGATATTATTAAACAATCTAAAGTTGAATCGGTTAGACTTGCAGCAGAAAGAAAACTTGCAGCACTTGGTTTAACTAAAGAAGAGTTGCAAATAATTCTAGAAAACTAAACATATTGGGGACGATATGAAAAAAATAAAAATATGTGCATACACAATTGCTTTAAACGAAGAAAAGCACGTGATGCGATGGCTTGAAGGAACAAAAGACGCTGATGTTCGTGTGGTAGTAGACACAGGTTCAACAGACAGAACAGTTGCTTTACTACAAGCAGCACCAAACGTGATAGTACACCAAATATCTGTTAAACCTTTCAGGTTTGATGATGCACGTAACGCAGCCCTAGCGTTAATCCCTGCTGATGTTGATGTGTGTTTATCTCTTGATATGGATGAAATCCCAGAGTTTGATTTTTTTCACACCGTTCGTGAAACTTGGGAACCTGGCACTGGTCGTGGTTGGGTTTGGTGGGACACCGGTAATAAGTGGAGGAACAATAATAGACTTCACGCACGTGAAGGTTATCGTTGGATTAAACCGTGCCACGAAGTAACCATCAGGTATGCTGAGGGTGAAGAAAAAACTTTAGAATATGATTTGACAGTGTTTCATAAACCTGATGACACAAAAGTAAGAACATATTATCTTCCAATGCTTGAAGCCGCAGTGCACGAAGACCCACGCGATGCACGAATGTGGGCCTATTTAACACGCGAATACTTCTTTCACAAAAAATGGGACAAAGTAATTGAGTCCGCTTTCAGTACTTTACAAGCAGGTGGTTGGTATGTTGAACGCTCCGCTGTATGCAGGGCCGCAGGTCAAGCATCACAAGAACTTGGCAAAAACGAAGACGCACTTAAATGGTTCCAAAGAGCAATCAAAGAAAACCCTAACGAACTTGAACCTTGGTTTAGTTTTGCACAGTTTTCTTACACTGTTGGCAACTGGCAAGGTTGTTGGGATGCTGCAAACAAAGTAAACGAACTTGAACCATCAACCCACTATTTGAATGATAAATCAATTTGGGACTGGCGATGCTATGATTTGTTGGCTGTGTCTGGTTGGCAACTTGGTAAAAAAGATGAGGCAGTTAAGTTTGCAAAGATGGCCCTTGAGGCTAACCCAACGGACGGGCGCTTGAAGGATAACTTGAAGTGGTTGGAGGAAAACTATGTCGCTACACAAGCAGAAAACCCATCCTGATTATGTTGAAGGTTGTTTTGGTTGTAAGGCTTCCACGTTAGAGTTGCATCCTGGTGATGCAGCACATATGCGTGTGGTGCCTCGTAGGAAGTGGGACGCTGAACTTAACGCCTATGCTGATGCTAGAAGACAGGGTATTCAACCTGCTGGCACAAGTATGAAAGCAGTTAAGGATGCTGTTACTGCTAGTGAAAATCTTGGTAAACCTTATAACGGGGAGAAGATGGCCCCGGCTCATAGGCTTGCCAATAAGAAGGTAGCAAAGGCTATCTCTAAGTTAGGAATATAATATGTGTTACGAATGTGGATGTTATGGTGCTGTGACACCTTACGGTGTTGGCGGTTCAGCAGTTAATAAACCTGCTAGAGCAAAAGGTGGAGTTCCACCTCGTATGCCTCAACCTAAGTATGTTGAAGTTGGGGAATACTCTAATGAACCAAAAGGAAAAGGTAATGGCAAAAAATACTAAAGCAAAAGCCAAAATTTCTAAGGTTATGAAAGAATTTAAAAAGGGTGAATTGAATATCGGTAAGTCACCTAAGAAAGTTAAGTCTAAGAAACAAGCAATCGCTATTGCTTTGTCTCAGGCTGGTAAGAGTAAGAAGAAATAAATGGCTAAATCACCTGCTTGGCAACGTAAAGAAGGCAAGAACCCTAAAGGTGGGTTGAATGCTAAAGGTCGTGCCAGTGCTAAGGCACAAGGTATGAATCTTAAACCACCTGTCAAAGCAGGTGAAGCCAAAAAATCACCTAAGGCTGCTGGTAGACGTAAATCTTTCTGTGGTCGTATGTGTGGTATGAAGTCTAAACTGACTTCTGCTAAGACTGCTAGGGACCCTAACAGTCGTATAAACAAATCACTAAGAGCGTGGGATTGTAGTTGTAGATGAAAAAGAAACCTGTTTGGGAAACTAAAAACCCTAAAAAGAAATCAACCAAGTTAACACCGGCTAAAAAGGCTGCTGCTAAGGCACGTGCTAAGGCTGCTGGTCGTCCTTATCCTAATTTGATTGACAATATGGCTGTTGCGAGAAAGAAGAAATAATGACTTACGGTTTTGCTGGCTCAACACTTGTTGACGAATTAAACAGACTTGCTAATGGTGGTGCATCATACCCATCTTACGATGTGTATTTGGACCAGGCTGGTGCAGCAAATGCTTGGGCTGGCACAACCGGGTTAGAAATTCTTGGTGCACTTAATCAAAAAGCACAAGCAGGACGTAGCCCTAAAGATTATAAAGGTTTAAACGCTGTATGTAATGAACTTGCAGGAACAACAGGCCTTGAGGCCATTCCTGCTCTAAGAGAGGTTGCTTCCTAATGCCATCATTTTCTGACCTTGTTGATGAAACACTTATTGCCCTATCTGGGTACACTCAACGTCAAGACCAATCAACATATTTAACTGCTGCTATGACTGACACACAACTTACTATGACTGTGTCTGATGCAGCAACTTTATCTAAAGGCCTTGTTGAAGTAGGGGATGAGTTAATGTGGATTGAGTCTTTTGACCGTTCCACTAACGTTGCAACTATTGCACCTTATGGTCGTGGATTTCGTTCAACACAAAAAGCACCTCATAGTATTGGTGACAGAGTCACTATCTCCCCAAGTTTTCCTAAAGATGTTATCCGTAAACAATTAAACAATGCTGTAACCGGTGTGTTCCCTGACTTGTTCGGTGTGTTTTACACAACGTTTAGTTTTATCTCAAGCCAAAACACTTATGAACTTCCTTCAGAAGCAGATGAGATTTTACAAGTTATGTGGCAAACAACTGGTCCAACGCAAGAGTGGCTTCCTGTCAGACAGTATTCTATGAATAAGAACGCCTATGTTGGTACTTTCAACACTGGTAAAACAATTTCTGTTTATGATGGCATTGTTCCCGGTCGTACTGTTCACGTGGTTTATTCACGTCAACCACAAGAAATGTATTTGTCATCAGATGATTTTGAGGACGTAACCTATTTACCTGCTTATGCTAAAGAACCTGTTGTGTTGGGTGCAGCGTACCGTGTTGCAGGTTACTTGGATGTTTCACGTCTGCCAGGTCAAACTGCTGAAGTTGACCAAATAGACCAGGCTTCACCTATTGGTTCTGGTGGAACTGTTACTAGGGCTTTGTTTCAACTTTATCAGCAAAGACTTACTGTTGCTAAAGGTCGCCAACAGGAAGATTTCCCAATTCGCGTAAGATATGGAAGGTAAGTAATGCCAGTTAATCGTTATTATTCATCTACTGCTGTTGACACCACTTTAACTGGTGCTGTTAACGGTTCAGCAACATCTATCACTGTTGCTTCTGTTTCAGGGTTTCCAACATCATACCCTTATACTTTAGCACTTGACTATGACACTGCTTCTGAGGAACTTGTCAATGTTACTGCTGCCGCTGGTACTACGTTAACTATTGTTCGTGGACAAGATGGCACAAGTGGTACTGCTCACGATGCTGGCGCTGTTGTTAAGCATACTATCTCTGGTCGTGATTTGCGTGAACCACAAGAACACATTGCTGCTTCTACTGGTGTGCACGGTGTTACAGGTGCTGTGGTTGGTACAACTGATACACAAACTTTGACTAACAAAACTTTAACCACACCAACTATTGGTTCTTTCACTAATGCTACACATACTCATACTGCAGCATCTGGTGGTGGAACTTTAACTGGTGGTGCTATCTATTATGGTTTTAATAGTAACACTGGTAATTATACTTTAGTTTTATCTGATGCTGGTAAAGTTCTTCCTTTTAGCACTACTTCTACTGGCACTGTTACTGTTCCTTTGAACAGTTCTGTGGCTTTTCCTACTGGTTCTGTTGTTAACTTTATTCAAACAGGTACTGGTCCTATTTTGATGACTGGTGCATCAGGTGTAAGTATTCAATCTGAGTCTTCTAAACTTAAACTTAAAGGTCAGTATGCTGTTGCTGGTGTTTTGAAAACAGATACTGATACTTGGGTTGCTTTCGGCAATTTGGTGTCTTAATGTTTCTTCTTGGTTCATCTGCTACTACATCTAATATTGAAAATTTAGAGTATTTAATCATTGCCGGTGGTGGTGGTGGTCACGGTGTTAGTGGCGCAAATGGTGGTTACGGTGGCGGTGGCGCTGGTGGTTA